ATGAAGGCCAGGCCCGAACAGCTCCCGCCTGACGGGGACTGGAAGACCTGGCTCTTTCTCGGCGGGCGCGGCGCCGGCAAGACCCGCGCCGGGGCCGAGTGGCTGCTCGATCAGGCCCGCTTGAAGGCCCGCCTCGCCCTGGTCGGCCCCACCTTGCACGATGTGCGCGAGGTGATGATCGAGGGGCCGTCGGGCCTCCTCGCCATGGCCCCCAAGGAGGCCCGGCCGAGCTTTCAAAGTTCGCGCCGGCGGGTGAGCTTCAAGTCCGGCGCGGTGGCCTACGCCTTTTCCGCCGAGGACCCGGAAAGCCTGCGCGGGCCGCAATTTCACGCCGCCTGGGCCGATGAGTTCTGCGCCTGGCCGCGAGGGGTCGAGACCTTGGCCCAGCTGCGGCTCGGCCTGCGTCTGGGCGAGGCTCCCCGCCTCGCGGTGACCACCACGCCCAAGCCCTCCGCCGCCTTGCGCAAGCTGATGGCCGAGCCCGGCCTCGCCCTCACCCGGGCCGGTACCGAGGCCAACGCCGCCAACCTGGCCCCCGATTTCGTCGCCGACCTGCTCAGCCTCTATGGCGGCACGCGTCTCGCCGCCCAGGAGCTGGAGGGCCAGGTGGTGGAGCCGGAGGGCGGGGCCCTGTGGCGCGCCGACGAGCTCGTCCGGGCGCGGGGGCCGGGCCTCGACGCCTACGACCAGGTGGTGGTGGCGGTGGACCCGCCCGCCTCCGACCATGGCGACGCCTGCGGCCTCATCGCCGCCGCCCGCAAGGGCGAGCGGGCCTATGTGCTGGCCGACGCCTCATCGGGGGGCCTCTCGCCGCTCGCCTGGGCCGGCCGCGCGTCGGCCTTGGCCAGCCGTTGGGGCGCGCAGCTGGTGGTGGCCGAGGCCAATCAGGGCGGCGAGATGGTGAGGAGCCTCCTCGCCCTCGCCGGCTGCGAGGTTCCGGTACGGCTGCTCTACGCGGGCCTCGGCAAGCGCGCCCGGGCCGAACCCGTGGCCGCCCTCTATGAACAGGGGCGCGTCACCCATGTGGGCGCCTTCCCGGCCCTGGAGGAGGAGCTGATGGCCCTCGGACAAATGGAGGCCGGACCGCGACGCTCCCCCGACCGCGCCGACGCCCTCGTCTGGGCCCTCACCGTGCTTTTGCTGGAAGGCCGCGCCGCCCCGCCGAGGCTGCGGGTGCTGTGAGGGGGGCCTCCAAAAATCCCTCCGCGAGGTCCCGAACCTTTCACCCCCTTCCCCCTGGAGGGGGAAGGGTTGGGGTGGGGGGGCACGAGCGATAGCGAGCGTAACGCCCCGCTGGACCACCCCCTCTCCCGACCTCTCCCCCTTCAAGGGGGAGAGGCCATGCGATGCCCTCTTATTTGCGGCGCGGTTCGCCCGCTCAACCCCTTGATATCCATGCCCCTTTTTCCCGACTGGCGCGTGCGCCGGCGTCCTGAGCCTGTGCGCCCACAAGACCTTGGGCGCGAGCACAAGGCCAGCCAGGCGGCGCGGCTCATCGCCCTCACCACCGGCCCCCGCCCCCGCTGGACCGCGCGCGACTATGCGGCCCTCGCCCGCCAGGGCTTCGCCAACAACCCCATCGCCTATCGGGCGGTGCGCATGATCGCCGAGGCCGCGGCCTCGGTGCCCCTCGTGGTGTTCGAGGCCGGGCGTCGCGTGGGCGAGGACCATCCGCTGCAACGGCTGCTCGATCGTCCGAACCCGGATCAGGCCGGGCCGGACCTGCTGGAGGCCTTCTTCGGCGCCCTGCAATGCGCCGGCAACGCCTATCTGGAAGGGGCGGGCGACGCCCCCGATGACGCCCCGAGCGAGCTCTACGCCCTGCGCCCGGATCGGGTGGCCATCGCCCCCGGCCCCGACGGCTGGCCCGAGACCTATGTCTATACCGTGAACGGACGATCGGCATATCTGAAGCGCCGGCCGGACGGCTGGTCCCCCGTGCTGCACCTGAAGCTCTACAACCCGCTGGATGACTATTACGGCTTTTCGCCCCTGGAGGCGGCGGCCTTCGCCATCGATGTGCACAACGCCTCGGGGGCCTGGAACAAGGCGCTGTTGGACAACGCCGCCCGCCCCTCCGGCGCCCTCGTCTACGCCAACGCCGCCACCGGCGATCGTCTGGCGGCGGACCAGTTCGAGCGGCTGAAGACCGAGCTCGAGGAGGCGCATATGGGCGCGACCGCCGCCGGGCGGCCGCTGCTGCTGGAAGGCGGGCTCGACTGGAAGCCCATGTCGCTGACGCCCCTCGACATGGACTTCGCCGCCGGCAAGGCCGCCGCGGCGCGGGAGATCGCGCTGGCCTTCGGGGTGCCGCCGCCGCTCTTGGGTCTGCCCGGCGACAACACCTACGCCAACTTCAAGGAGGCCAACGCCGCCTTCTGGCGCCAGACCGTGGTTCCCCTGACCCAGAAGGCCGCCCGGGCGCTCACTGCCTGGCTCGGACCGCGCTTCGCCGGGGCGCGCATCATGGCCGACCTCGACCAGGTCCCGGCCCTATCGGCCGAGCGCGACAGCCTGTGGGCGCGGTTGGAGGCGGCGAGCTTCCTCACCCCGCAGGAGCGGCGGCGCATGGCCGGGGTGGGCGAGACCTTAAGCGAGGACAGCGCCGAATGACCGCCGCGCCGCAAACCACACCGCGCGAAACCCCCATCGAGGGCTACGCCTCGCTGTTCTGGCGCCGGGACCTCAATGACGACGTGGTGGCCAGGGGCGCCTTCGCCGACAGCCTCGCCCGCCGCCCGGCCCCGCGCCTGAAGATGCTGCATCAGCACGACCCCAAGGACCCCATCGGCGTGTGGGACCAGGCGCAGGAGGACGCCTCCGGCCTCTATGTCCGTGGCCGGATCATCGACGCCACGCCTCAGGCCAGCTTCGCCTCGGCCATGGTCCGCGCCGGCATGATCGACGGCCTCTCCATCGGATTTCGCACGGTCAAGGCCAGGCGCTCCGAGGACGGACGACTGCGCATTCTCGCCGCCGTGGAGCTGATCGAAGTCTCCCTCGTCACCTTCCCCATGCTGCCCCAGGCGCGGCTCGTCCGCCCCGCCGCCCCCAACCGGAGCCCCCATGCAAACGCCTCTATCCCAAGCCCCCAAAGAGACCAAGCAGGCCGCGCCGTCGCCTGAAACCCGCGCCGCCCTGCACGAGGTGCTGGCCGCCTTCGAGGCCTTCAAGGCCGCCAACGACGCGCGGCTGGACGAGATCGAGACCCGCCGCTCCGCCGACGTGCTGTTGGAGGAGAAGGTGGCGCGCATCGACGCCGGCCTCATGGCCGCGCAGGCAAGACTCGACCGCGCCGGGCTGGAGGCGCGCCGCCCCTCGCTCAGCCCCGAGCCTCGCCCGCACCCCGCCGAGGCGCCCGAGCGCAAGGCCTGGACCCGCTACTTAAAGACCGGCGCCGCCGACGGCCTCGAGCTGAAGGCGCTCTCCGAGGACCCGGCCTCTACCGGCGGCTATGTGGCCCCGCCGGAGACCGAGGCCTTCATCACGAGGCGCCTGCAGCTCACCAGCCCCATGCGCGAGATCGCCCAGGTGCAGACCATCAGCGCCTCGGTCTATAGGAAGCCCTTCTCCATCTCCGGCGTCGGCGCCGGCTGGGCGGCGGAGACTGCGGCGCGCACGGAGACCACCGAGCCGGTGCTGGCCCTGCAGGTCTATCCGGCCATGGAGCTCTACGCCGCGCCGGCCGCCAGCCAGACCCTGCTGGACGATGCTCTGGTCAATCTCGACGACTGGCTGGCCGGGGAGTGCGAGGACGCCTTCGCCGGCCAGGAGACCACCGCCTTCATCACCGGCGACGGGGTGAGCAAGCCCAAGGGCCTCCTCGCCAACACCCCCACCCTGGACGCCAACCAGCAGTGGGGCCAGATCGGCTATGTGCTCACCGGCGCCGAGGGCGGGTTCGCCGCCGCGGTGCCCGCCGACACCCTGATGACCCTGATCTATACGCCGCGGGTGCAGTTCCGCCCGCGCGGGCGCTTTGTCATGAACCGGCGCACCACCTCGGCCATGCGTCAGCTGAAGGACGGCGACGGGCGCTATGTCTGGGCGCCGGGCAGCCAGCCGGGCCAGCCGCCCACCCTGTTCGGCTATCCGGTGACCGAGATGGAATCCATGCCGGACATCGCCGCCGACAGCTATTCCATCGCCTTCGGCGACTTCACCAAGGGCTATCTCATCGTCGATCGGGCCGGCATCCGTGTGCTGAGGGATCCGTTCACCGCCAAGCCCTATGTGCTGTTCTATACGACCAAGCGCGTGGGCGGCGGGGTGCAGAACTTCGACGCCATCAAGCTCCTGAAGTTCGGCACGGCGTGAGGGCCGGGCATGATGCTCAGTGTTCTGACGCCCCCGGCGGCGGAGCCAGTGAACCTGGCGGCGCTGAAGGCCGAGCTGCGGGCCACCTCAGGCGTGGATGATGCGCTCATCGCCGCCCTCGGCGTCGCCGCCCGTCAGCGGGTGGAGAACGAGCTCGGCCTCGCCCTCCTGGCCACGGGGTTTCGTCAGACCCAGGACGGCTTCGCCCCCGCGACGCCGCTGGGGGCGATCCTCTTGGCCCGGGGGCCGCTGATCTCGGTGCAGACCATCGCCGTGGCCGACCAGACCGCGACCTTCCACCTGCTCGATCCCTCCGGCTACCGACCCCAGGTGGGAAGTCTCCCCTCGGAAGTGGGGCGCACTTCGGTGGTGTGGCGCGCCCCCACCTTGCAGTCCAGCGGGGTGCGGATCGACTACACCGCCGGCTTCGGAACCGACCCGACCCTCGTACCCGCGCCGCTCCTTCAGGCCATCCTCGCCCTCGCCGCCTTCGCCTATGAGCACCGGGCCGAGGCGGCGGTAAGCGGGGCGCCGCAGAGCCTCATCGAGCCCTGGCTCGGCCCCTGGCGGAAGTCGCGATTATGACGGGGTCTGGGAGCGGATCGGGAAGTGCTGCGGGGCCTTTCCGTCTCGCGGCCGAGCTGCTGACGCCGGTGGAGACCCCCACCCCGTTCGGCGGCCTGACGCGAACCTGGACGGCGGCGGCCACGCTCTGGCTCGACCTGTTGGCCGGGCCGGGGCGGGAGCTTTCCGTGGGCGAACAAAGACCGCTGCGGGTGGAGAGCGCCCTCGCCATCGCCCGCGACCATCCCCTGGCCGCCCGGGGACTGCGGCTGCAGCTCGGCGCCGATCCGCCCTGGCGCATCCTTGCCGTAGCCCGCGACCACCCGGCGCCGGGGCTGATGAGCGTCAGCCTCGATCGAACGGGGTAGGGGCGGTTCGTTCCCACTCACCCTCTATTTTTCCGTCATCCTCGGCCATCCCCCCGTCCGTCATCCTAAGGCTTGGCCCTAGGACCCACCTCTCCGCAACACCGGGTTATCCGGAAAGGACCTTGCGGCTGAAGCGTGGGTCCTCGGCACAAGGCCGAGGATGACGGGCATTTAAAGGTCCCCTCATGCCGCTTGATCCGGAACGCGCGCTGCAAGGCGGGCTCATGGCCGCCCTGCGCGCCGCCCCTACCCTCACGCCCCTCCTCGGGACCCCGCCCCGGGTCTATGACGAGCCGCCGCTCGACCCGATCTATCCGTACGCCACGCTGGGGCGGATCGAGGCGCGGCCCTATGGCGGCCTCGCTCCCAATGGAAATGACGCCTCGGCCCTGGAGCAGCAGGTCACTTTAAGCGTTCTGTCGCAGTTCGGCGGGCTGGAGGAAGCCAAGGCCGTGGTGGCGGCGCTCCGCGGGGTGCTGCACGATCAGCCCCTTCCGCTCACGGATCATCGCCTGGTCAATTTGCGCGTGGTGTTCGTCGACGTGTTCCGCGCCGCCGAGTGGCGGCTGATCCTCGGCGTCGTGCGCCTACGCGCCGTCACCGAGCCTTTGGTCTAAGGAGCCCCTATGGCCGCCCAGAAAGGCAAGGATATCTTGCTCAAGATCGGCGATGGTCAGTCGCCGGAGAATTTCACCACCGTGGCCGGGATCAAGGCCCGCACGCTGAGCCTCAACGCCAAGACCGTGGACGTGACCAACTCCGACAGTCTGGGCGGCTGGCGCGAGCTCCTCAGCACCGCCGGGGTGCGCGCAGCCACCTTGTCCGGGTCCGGCGTATTTCGCGACGCGGCGTCCGACGCCCTCATCTGCAACGCCTTTTTCAACCAGACCCTGGCCGACTGGCAGGTGATCATCCCCGATTTCGGGCTGGTGCAGGGGCCGTTCCAGATCACCACCCTCGACTATGCCGGCCAGCACGACGGCGAGGCCACCTTCGCCCTCACCCTCGCCTCGGGCGGGGCGCTGAGTTTCACCGTCATCCCATGATATTAGCCAACGCGGCGCGGGGAGAGGTCGTGGTGACGCTGGCGGGGACGCCGCGGCGCCTCTGCCTGACGCTGGGGGCCCTGGCCGAAATCGAGACCGGGCTGAAGCTCACGGACTGGCGCGAGCTGCCCGCGCGGCTTTCCCAGCCCTCCGCCGCCGACCTCGCCCTGGTGCTGGCGGCGCTGCTGAAGGGCGGGGGCGAGGACGGGCCCGATCCCTACAGCCTCGATGTGCAGAGCGCGGCGGCGGCGGTGGCGGCGGGGCTGGCGGCGGCGGCTCTATGAATGATCACTGGCGCGCGGCCCTGCGCCAGGCCGTCCGCCTGCACATCGCCCCCGCCGATTTCTGGCGCCTGTCGGTCCTGGAGTGGCGGGCCCTCAGCGCGGCGAGCTTCGCACCCCTCGCCCGCCCGGCGCTCGAGGCGCTGATGCGTCGCTATCCCGATCCTCCGCCCCCTGATCAACCGTCCAAGCCGGAGACCGCATGAGCCGCACCCACCATGGCGAGGGCGCGTCGCACGGGCCGGGCGCGCTGGCCAGCCAGGCCGCCGACGCCGGCGCCGCCTTCTCCGCCTTGCGCGACAGCGCCGAAAGCGCCGCTGAGGGCATCGACCACGCCTTCACCAAGGCTGGCGAGAGCCTCGCCACCACCCTCACCAAGGCGGCGGCCACCGGCAAGCTGTCCTTCGCGGACCTCGCCAAAAGCGCCCTGCAGGTGGTGGAGAGCCTGTTGAGCGCCGGGTCGGGCGGCGGCGGCGCTTCGTCAGGAGGATCGGGCGCGAACGGCCTCGCCGGCCTCGCCACCAGCGTATTGGGCGATCTGTTCGGCGGGGCGCGGGCGGACGGCGGCCCGGCCTTTCCCGGCGCTTCTTACCTCGTGGGCGAGCAGGGGCCGGAGCTGTTTCGCCCCGATACGGCCGGCCAGGTGCAGCCGCTGGGAACCGGCCCCCTCACCGTCAATGTGCAGGTGCAAGGGCAGGGCGGGGCGCCCGACCTCGCCCGCTCCGACACCCAGATCGCCCAGGCCCTCGCGCGAGCGGTAAGACTCGGATTGCGTTGA